TGTGGGGAAGTCCCGGTAGCTGTTTGGTTAGCTGTAAATTCAGCGTACCCAGCATCTGGTAGAATTGGAATGATTTGAGTAGCTGAAGTCATTTGGATTTCTCTAAATAACGGAGCTAGTACTAATTCTAATTGAATATCTCTTTCGATATTAGTTGAAACTGTTTGCTCAAAATCAGCGGAAGAAACACCAACACCTGAGTGTGCGTTTACTTTTTCCATTGTAGAGTGTGCAAGTTTAGTATCCCAACCTTTACCTGTTGCGAGTCCCATTACGTAAGCGTCATCAATATCTGCTTCGAATGCTTTTTTCCAGTCGCTAGACTGTCTGTCACCAAAGACTCTTTTTGATTCACGAATTGCTTCGATCTCAGATTTTTTATCTTTGAGTTCAGATTGAAGTTCATTAACAACTTTTTCTAGGTCATCATGCTTTTCTGAAACACGTTCTTCAACGTCTTTCATGAGCTGTTCAGCTCCTGACATTCCGACTTCGACTATAGTTTTGACTTCTTCTTGTTTAGCTTCTTTTTCAGCAAGTTCAACGGCTTGTTGTTCTGCTTTCTCTTCTGCGTCTGCAAGTTCCTTAGCTTTGGTTTCGGCTTGTTGCATTGCAATTTTAGCAGCAGTTGATTTTGCTACTTCTTCTGCGAAAGCTTTCAAGTCGATGTTAGCTTCGGGAGTTTTAGTGTCATTTGACATATTCGTCTCCTGTTTTGAGGTTTTACCCTCGGCTTGTGGCGCAGAAGTATTCTGAGCCTCGTTATTATTAAAGTGCGTTTTCCACTCGTTGTATTCATCCATGCTGTCAAATGACTTTGAAACCGAGAACATTGCTCCCTGGTTACAAGGTACACTTACAACTGATACTTCGAAGAGTTCGGCATCTTTTATTGTGTATCCATCCGTTTCTTTGTTATAGTCCGCATCCTTGACTCTGAAACCGACGGAAAAGGCCCCAAGAACACCATCTTTAATAAGATCTTTAATTTCGCCTGAAGATTTAGAGATTTTCGCTCCAAATTCCAAACCATTTTCTGTAACTTCTAGTGAAGTTGCGCGACCAATAGGTTTATTATAATCATGATTAAATAGAACGATTGGATTAGTTTTATAATTATCTAATCCATTCTTTTGAATCCATGCATCATGGTTAATAACATCTCCTGCTCGGTCGACTGCATTAGTAGACGCTAATCCTTTAATATCAACGCTACCGTCTTCGTCCTCTCCAAGAGTTTTAAAAGTATTTGTCCAATGAAAAATTTTCTCCATATGTACTTACCTATTCCTTAGCTTTTTTGGGAGCTGCCTTTGCTGGTTTCTCAACTGCTTTCTTCGGTTTAACCGTAGGAGCTGGTTCTGAGTTAGCTTTGGCCCATTGGTCTGGAAAGTTCACTTTTAACATCTGAGTCATGCGTGACCAAGACCCGAAAGGTCTTTTCGCAACCATAAATCTCATTGGGACGTCTTCGTTGCCCATAGATTTATACTCACTTGGTGTTAAAACTTTACCTTGTTTAGCAAAAAAATCTGCTAATGTTTCAAGTATTGCTTTCTTGTTCGCCATTATCCTGTTCCTCTTCTTGTGGTGGTTGTCCACCTTCTGTGGGGTTCGCTGCTGAACCCGCTATGTTAGCTGGGACTCTTAGTTCGTCGTGTCCTTCTAAAGGTTCACGTCCTAATTGGTCTCTAGCCTCGTTTGGAGTCATAATACCTGTGTTGACCAAGGTTGCATAGTATGCAGCTTGATCTCTTAACTCTGGTTGTAAAGCTGGAATGTCTGTAACATTCTCAGTCAGCTCAAAGCCAAAGTATCTTTCAAAAGCATATGACATCTTTCTTACTATTGGAAGAACTGTCTCCAAATAGTAAAGTCTGTGGTTAGGTCTAATATTAGCATTATTCCCACCGTCTAAAAGTATAGGTGGAACACCCATAGCTTCTAAAATTATTCTTTCATTCGACGTTATTGCCGCCTGAAAGTCTAAGTCTTTGAAGTTAACTTCAGTTAGGTTTTCCACTTCCAACCCGCCATCTAGGAATAATGGTCTACGACCTCCTGATTGTGGATTGTATCTAGCGACCCAAGCCTGTAACATTCTTTCTTTGATTTTCTCTGAAAGTGTGTTCGGTGACTTAAGTACTAAACCTGGTACTGCTCCGTTCTTGAAGAAGTTATCTTGGAATCTTCTCATACTTCCAAGTAACTGCATGGTTCTCCATGCTGGCTTCAGTCTAGGAACTCCTCTATAAATAGAGTTAAAACTGTTTTCTTTAATGTGTATAATCTCGCTTGGACTATACTCAATACTAGAATCATATACAAATTTATCTATATATGATCTTTCATCTGTTTCTATAGTGACATGCTCTGCTGGCAAGTGATATAAGTGCGCTCCGTCAAAATAAATAAAGATGTTACCATCTATAAGTAAGTCAACTATTAAGTTTCTTTTAAATGCGCTAATATCTTGAAAAGGGTTTGGTTCTACGTTTAGTAGTAAATTGAGTTTAGTTCTTCTCATATTTTTTACTACACCACTAACACCAGTAATCTTTTCGCCTACATCAAAAGGTATATCCGCTGCATCATCCACTATCATGTTAACTGCGCGGTTTACTACCTCTAATTGCTCATAAGCATTTCTGTAGTTAGTTGTTATTTCACGGCTAGATAGAGTGCCACCTTCATCGTTAGCGATATGATACTGAGAAGGGTTTAACTTCTCATATTCTTCGCTTGCTGAGGTTCTGCCTATTATTCTGTCATACCATGCCATATTTATCTCTCTGAATTCCCACCCATCTTTCTTGTTTTAGTGCTGTCACTACTCTTGGGCGTTTGCCATAGATGGAGTGTAATTTCATATGATGTTCGTGACATAAAGTAACAGCTGCTTCGTATAATTCTTTAGTGTGTTCGGTTATGAATTGGTCGCGGACATTTAATATATCCTCTTCATCAGTGACTACAATCTTATTCTTTCTCAACCAAATTTCTAACAACTCTGTTAGACCATGAAAATGATGAAAGTCTAGATTGTCTGTAGATTTACAGATAAAACATTCCGTTCCTTTGTCGTACTTAGACTTAGCCTTGTCCCGAACATATTTAACTAGATCTCGTTTTAGTTCCATAACTTATTCCATTCCTTAAATTATACTATCATTTGGGGGTGTTGTCAAGAACTATTTTTGTGCGGTGGTAGCTAGAAGCTAGTGACACTTGTCTCGAACGAGTACATCGCATAGCGTAGTGCATCTGCCATATGAGAAGCATAGTTGTGTTTTGGTTTCTCTTTTAGAAGGTTCGGGTTGGGATCCCACTGGTATTGATCAAGGGAGCTGAGACTTTCGTGGCATGATTGATGAACTATAAGACTATCATTATCACAGATCGCTGCTACATGGCCAATGCCGTCTAATACAGACTTCTTTGCGTTAATAGTAGTAATGTCATAGTTTTGTGCAAAATCAAATCTTGTTTGCTGTGCGGCCGAGTCAATATAAATATAATCTATATCCCATTTATGAATTAGTTTCTGTATCTCAGCTGCGTGTTGTTCTGTAGTTCTTTCTGAGTTTAAGTACTCATCTAATAGATAATATTTTCTAGCGTCCCAGTCGTATGCTATTACGCAGAAAGCTGTGGGGTCTTTGAACCCTACGTCCATTCCTGCAAATATATCCATACCCGTTAGGTCTAACTCTGATAAGTCCTGTTGACACTTCTCCATATTGAAACCCCATACTTGGCCTTCAAATACATTAAAGTCTGCCATATACTCCTGATTGAATTCTGCTTCGGACATGGTTTTCCTTGCTTCAACAATATCCTGGTCTGAAATACGCGGGTTTTCGTGGTAGGTTGCCTTGACACTTGCCCACTCTGGGAAGTCTCCTGAAAAACCTCTGTGCCAGAACTCTGCAAACCAGTTGTTCCTGCCACGAGGGGTTGATATAAATATAGCTTTTGAATTTGCTTTGTCTAGTGTTGGTCGTAGTGCGACGTTGAAAGCGTCCCTGCCATCCACAAGTGCGGCTTCGTCGAAGATGATGAGATCGTAGGACCTACCAACGACTGAATCCACTTGATTAACCGATCCCATACGGATCGTAGAATTGTTCGAGAGTTCAATAACTTTGTCTTTTGCATTGTCTTTAATTACTTCTAAATCAAAATGTTTGATTAAAGTTCTTTGAAGGTCGAAAGATATCTGTGACAATGAGTAGTTAGGCGACATAAGTAATACATTAGCTCCTGGAACAAGACAAACTAATTGCCCTATTACATTGGCTATGTATGTTTTTCCTTGCCTACGTGAAACTGCCGCAGTAACAAAACGATACTTCGGATTATTGATTGAGTTGATTATGGCTCTCTGGGTAGAATTAGGTGCTATACCTAATAAGTCCATGTAGCCATCAATTGGGAGTTTAATAAACCTACGGTCATCGAACTTCATTAGTTCATCTGCCGTAATGTCCTTTCTTGATATTTCGAGCATTAGTGAATTATTTCTTCTTGAAAAAAGGACTCCACGTCGTCTAATAGACCTTTGTCCTCTATAATGTTATAGAGATACATGTAAGCAAGAGCCATATTCTTCATGTCGGACTCTTTTCGAGTCAATACTCTTTTGGCTTCAACCATGTTAAATGCTGCTGTAAAAGCGCTTGCATTAACTATATTCTCTTGCAGCCAAAGTGTTCTTCCGTCCACTGCTTTCATGTTTTCTCCGTGTTTAACGTCTAGTGTTGATTGGGACGCCTTTAACTGTAACAGCAGATGCATAGATTCTGTCTTCCATATCCTTAGATACATACTCAGAAGCTCCTGCTTCTAAGGTAAACGAACCTTGTACATCTGTGCCTGACGCTCCGTTAAGAATAGTAACAGTCGCTTCTACAGCGGCTAGGTTTACTAATCTTACTTCGGGCGCTTGCTCAAAGTTGCTGGCTGCACCTGCGGTTGTACCACAAGCGGCTTCGGCCCCGATAAATCTTGTTGACATAATTTATTCTCCTAAAAAGTCTTCATTACAAAGACTGACGCACTGTCAGTTACCTGACCGTGTCTGGCAGAGTCAAGAACTTCAGCTCCTAATCTCCAACCTTTTATATCTTTTGAAATAGTAAGCATCTGATATGTATCGTCATTGGCATATATGCCATGTCTAAGACTGAGATCTACCCATTTGACCATAGGCATCATTAAAGTGAGTTCCTTATAGTCTCTGTTAGAATCATCTATGTCTGTGTATACACCCATTTGCACCCAGTGATTTCCGCCTCTGACATACCACTCTTCGGTATGATCAATTGCTTTATCATCGTATCTATACTGAATTACTCCACCGTCTACAGACCACTTGTCTGTTACTGCTAAGCTATATCCTGCGTATAAATCATATTCGTAATTTGCTTCTCCAATCCCATCTACTTGGCCTACCCATGTTCCAGCGTAAAAACCGTTTGTAGAGTATGTAGCCCAGCCTTGCATTGAATTACCACCCATAGTTTG